GTGGAATAATTTGGTCAGGAATAGCTTATAATGGTGTAGGAATTACTGCGGTTACTACAGCCGGGAAGGTGTATCATTTAAACAATTTATTTCAACAGATAGATAATGGTGGGGCTGTTGCTCCTCATTCCTTTGTTCAGTATGCCTACTATGTACCACTAACCGCAGAGCATATAACTCATGGCTTCGACCAGGAGAACTTACACTGTAATCACAATGGGATACTTATTGTTGGTCATGCCAACTAGGAGAATATAATGACAGTACAAAAGAAACAGAAACTAAAGTTTAGAATTGGCAAGCAGGAAGCACTAGACCTATTGCTGCCATCAGAGGGGCTAGATAGTATTGATGTTGAGTTTATTCAGCTAGACCCTTCTGACCAATCTTATATTGTAATTGAATTAGTAGAGGCAGACTTACCATAATGGGAAGAGATATCCGGCCTAGAATTCACAACGTAAACACTCAGTCAGATGTGATAAATCTAGTCCTTGGTATATTAGATGGTATAGTTGATAAGTCTAACTATGAATTTATAGACATAGGCGAAGGCCAGGGATTTGTTACTAAAAAGGTCAAGGGTTATAAATTGGTTAAAGGATACGAAATGCTTAATGGAACTGATTTCTTTTCAGACCCAGTTAGCCAAAAAAAATCTATCTACTATATGTTCAATCCATTCAGTGAGTCGGATACCCTGAAGATGAATACCCACATGGCCAAAGCTAAGGGCTATCTAGTTTATTACGATGCTCAGTGGTCAGATGTTTTAGATCCACTAGTGTTCAAGGAAATATTTAGCAGGTTGATCGTAGGTGGTTGGCTTAAGGTGTATCAAATACTATGACTCCAGAAGCCAGCAAGCTATTATTGTGGAAGAGAGACCCGGTTATTTTCGTAAGGGAAGTATTTGGTGCTGAACCTGATGAATGGCAGAAGGATGTACTAAGAGCTTTCCCTACCAATAACCGTATGGCCATGAAAGCCTGCAAGGGTCCAGGTAAAACTACTTGCTTGGCTTGGTTAGCATGGAACTTTATGGCCACTAGACCTAACCCAAAGATAGCAGCCACATCTATCAGTGGAGATAACTTAAGTGATGGTCTATGGGCAGAGATGGCCAAGTGGCAGAATAAGAGTGAGTTCCTTAAGTCGGAATTCTCATGGACCAAGACAAAGATATTTAATAAAGATCATTACTCAACATGGTTCATGTCAGCAAGGACATGGCCAAAGACAGCAGATACTTCAAGGCAGGCAGATACATTAGCTGGACTCCACGAGGACTACATTCTCTTCATACTTGATGAAGCTGGTGGGATTCCCCTAAGTGTTATGGCAGCAGCAGAGGCAGCACTATCTACTGGTGTTGAATCCAAGATCATAATGGCAGGAAACCCTACACATAAAGAGGGACCACTATATAGAGCTTGCACTAATGAGAGACATCTATGGTGGGTTATAGAAATATCATCAGCTCCAGATGATCCGAAGAGAACTCCCCGGGTATCTATTGAGTGGGCGCAACAGCAGATAGACAAGTATGGTAAGAATAATCCCTGGGTATTAGTCAATGTCTATGGTCAGTTTCCACCATCATCATTAAATGTATTGCTATCACCAGAAGAAATCACAGCAGCCATGGGCAGAAAGCCTATCGGTGATTCATATAAGTATGCTCAAAAGAGATTAGGCATAGATGTTGCCAGATTTGGCGATGATCGGACTATTATATTCCCAAGGCAAGGACTCTGGGCTTATAACCCTGTAGAGATGAGGAACGCTAGGTCCAATGAGATAGCTGCCCGGGTAGCATTAGCCAAGTCCAAGTGGAGTAGTGAGATGGAGTTCATTGATGATACTGGAGGCTATGGCTCAGGTGTTATTGATAGCTTGATTATGGCCGGACAATCTCCTATAGGTATCCACTTCGCAGCTAAGGCTAATGATGAGAGATACTTCAATAAGAGAAGTGAGATGTGGTTCGAGATGGCTGAATGGATTAAAAGAGGTGGCTGCTTGCCCAATATCCCAGAGCTGGCTGCTGAACTTGCTGCACCTACCTATACTTTTGCAAATGGTAAATTTAGATTAGAGAAGAAGGACCAGATTAAGGACAGGCTTGGCTTCTCCCCGGATTATGCTGATGCCCTTGCCCTGACCTTCGCTTTTCCTGAAATGCCTAATATCCAGGCTGAGAATGATCCTATGGTCAAGTATCTTGGTGGTGGCTTCGATGACAATAAACTCAAATATGAATATGACCCTTTTGCTGAATAGTTGACGGACTTGGTTCACTGTACTAAATATAGCGCACAGAATTCGTTTCTTTGGCACTAACGCCATCGTAGATAGACTAGGTGGGGTCTTGTTGATTTCTTGAGCCTCGCCTAGTTTATTGACTTGAATACTCATATATATTAAAAATATAGATAGTGGTTTGTCTAAGACCATGCCCTTCCTGTCAAGATTTCCATGTATCTAATGGGAGGGGCCTCTTTTCTTTCCTTTACATTCCGTATTTAACGCTTGACAATAAGATCAATTATATCAAAGGATTGATAATTGGTTTTCAATGAAGAAAATTTAGATCAGCTTTTACCTGATGTGGAAGCGATTACCAAGAGGCACTACAATGATGTTGCCACTTACAAAGACATTCCCCTAGACCCTGACTTTGAAAAGTACCGCTTAATCGAATCCGTAGGCAATACCCGGTGTTACACCATCAGAGATGATGTAGGACTACTTAAGGGTTATGCCGTCTTTTTCCTTTCATACAGTTTACAATACAAGTCCAGCTACCAGGCTGTTCAAGACTTAATCTATATCGACAGCGAGCTTCGAGGTCAGGGCATAGGTAAAGATTTCATATTATTTGTTGATAACCATTTACGAGATGAAGGTGTTCAACTTGTATTCCACCATACAAAAGTGGCCAAAAGTTTCGCACCATTACTAGAGCATATTGGATACAGCCATGTTGATTCAATTTATGCAAGGAGGTTAGATTTATGTGTACCGGAGCAGAGCCTTTAGTTTACGCCACATTAGCAGCCGCAGCAGCCTCTACTACAGTAGCGGTTAAGGGTCAGCATGACCAAAAGAAAGCACAGAAGAAAGCTGATGTAGCAGCAGGTGAAGCTAGAGATGCTCAAGATGCGACCTTGAGAGAAGCTAGGGAGAGAGCAGAGAAAAATAGACTAGAGCAAAAGCAAGAACAGGCTCAAGCTCAGTCAATAGATGCTTCAGGTAAGAGAAGAGACTCAGCCAGAAACAGACAAAGAAGAGCAGCAGCTCAAGCCAAAGGTAGAAGTTCAACCATTCTAACAAGTGGTGATGAGGAAGCGTCTACAACTTCTCGTAAATCACTACTAGGACAATAACATGCCAGTGGTTAGACCAGGAAATAGCCAGCTAGGTTATTCTAAGAGAACAGTAAACGAGATCCTTCGAGCGCAATTAGAGAACGAAAGATCGTCATTTTTAGCACATTGGAGAGACCTGGGTGACAACATCCTGCCAAGGCGACCCAGGTTTTATACAGCAGATACAAATAGGGGGGAACGTAGGAATCTAAAGATAATAGATTCTACTGCTACGTTATCTCTTAGAACGCTGAGGTCTGGAATGATGGGGGGAATCACCTCACCTGCCAGACCTTGGTTTAGGTTGGCCTTCCAACAGGCTGAAGCTAATAAGAGTGATGCTGTTAAGGCATGGCTTGATGAAGTATCTCAGATAATGTACTCAACTTTTTTAAGGTCTAACCTCTATAATGTTCTCCCAATTGTCTATGGCGATATCGGTGTGTTCGGTACTGCTGCTATGTTCATGGAAGAGGACTTTGATAATGTAGTTAAATTTCAATCATTACCTATTGGAAGCTATTCAATTGGTTCAAGTGATGGAATGAAAGTAGATATAATCATCCGAGAATTCAGGATGACCATTAGACAGGTCATTGAAAAGTTTGGGGAGAAAGACTCTAAGGGTATGCCTATCCTAGAGAACTTCTCGGAGTATATCCAAGCTCAGTATAGATCAAGACAGTTAGAGTCTTGGGTAGATGTCTGCCATGTTATCAAGCCTAATTTAGATCATGACCCTGAAAAGAATTTATCCAAGTATAAAAAGTATATGTCTGTCTATTATGAGAAAGGAAGCCTGTCGTTGACGGATGCTTCTGCTGGTACTATCGGGCTTAATGATGACCGACTACTAAGAGAAAGTGGATACGACTATTTTCCTGTATTAATTCCAAGGTGGAAACGACAGGAGAGGATTGGTGGGGAACCGATTGCCCAGGGATGGTAGCACTCGGAGATATAAAACAACTACAACTTGGCGAGAAGAGATCAGTCCAAGCATTAGAGAAGATGGTTAATCCTCCAATGGTGGCTCCGAACTCTATGAAAAATGCCAAGGCTTCAATACTGCCAGGAGACATAACTTATTCTCCCAGTGCTACTGATGGCTCTGGTTTTAGACCTGCTCATGAAATTAGGTTTTCTATTACTGAATTAGAGAATAAACAGCAACAGATTAGACAAAGAATTAGCAGAAGCTTTTACGAGGATCTATTCTTGATGCTTGCTAACTCTGATAGAAGGCAAATCACTGCCCGGGAAATTGAAGAGAGACATGAAGAGAAGCTGTTAGCTCTCGGACCTGTACTCGAACAACTTAACCAGGACTTACTTGACCCTCTTATTGATAACACTTTTGATATACTTGTTAGACAGGGTAAAATTCCTGATCCACCACAAGAGATAGAAGGCATAGAGCTTAAGGTAGAATACATCTCTATAATGGCTGAAGCTCAGAAACTTGTGGGTCTAGGTGGTATTGAAAGGTTCACTAGATTTGCCAGCGAGTTACTTCCTATCTATCCAGAAGTTAAAAACAAAATAGATCACAACAAATTAGTTTCTATCTATGGTGAGATGACCTCATTACCTCCAGGTATTTTAAGAAGTGATGAAGATACAGCAGCATTAGAAGCTCAACAGATGGAAGCATTGAAACAACAACAACAGATGGAACAAATGCAGCAAGGTGCTGGCATGGCCAAAGACTTATCTCAAACTAATATGGGTGAAGAGAGCGCACTATCAGGTGTGGTTGATGCCCTTGGCTCTGGTGTACCAGAAGAGGAATTAGGAAATGTCTAACGCAGCAGATTCAGGACAAGTTAGGAAGGCCGAGAAGAGAGAGAAGATCCTCAGAAGGCGAGAGTCTGACGATGTTAAGTATGTCCTTGGTTCACAACAGGGAAGAAGATTATTATGGAAGTATTTATGCGAGGCTGGTGTTTATAAAACTACATTCACTGGTAACAGTACTACATACTTCAACGAAGGGAGAAGGTCTCTCGGACTGCAAATATTAACGGACATAGATGAAGAATGTCCTGAACTATATTTATTAATGAAACAAGAAGCAAAGGAGAATGAGAATGTCGACTAGTGAAGCATCTGAAGAGACAGGGCCAAGCGCAGAAGTCTCAGAAGAAAAAGCAGAGGGATTTACAGCAGAGACACTCTATGGCGATGACCCGAATCCTAAAGAGGATGGAAAAAGTGTGGAAGCAGAAGCGGAGCCTGAAGCAAAAGAAGAATCAGAAGAGTCAGAGCAAAAAGAAGAGGTAGTGGAATTTAAAAGAGGTGAAGAAAGCGTATTGTCAGATGAGCAATTTTCCAAGATAGAGAAATATGCCAAGGACAATGAGCTGTCACCGGAAGCTTCCAAGAAATATCTAGACTCCCAAGAGGAATTACTAAGCGACTTTCAGAAGAGCCAAGTAGACTATATGGAGAGTCAGATTGAGGGATGGAAAAATTCTCTCAAAAATGACAAGGAGTTCGGTGGCGATAACTACGGTAAAAACGTAGAGCTGGCCAAGCGAGCGTTCACTCAGTATGCCGACCAGGATACCATAGACCTATTTAATAAACAGGGTTATGGAAACTATCCAGGTCTAGTCAAGCTCTTCGCAAAAATAGGGGCAGAGATGGGAGAAGATAGTCTAGTTTCCACTAACCAATCCGGTACATCTCAGAAATCTCCCGAAGAATTATTTTATGGGAACACAACTAACTAACAACATAGGAGTTAAAAAATGGCTACATTAGGAGCAAATGTTTTAACACTTTCAGACTGGGCTAAGAGATTAGACCCAATGGGTAAAGTGGCGATGATTGCAGAGCTACTGTCAGAAACTAACGAGATTCTACAGGACATGCAATTTAAAGAAGGGAACCTAGAAGTAGGGGAAAGAACAACAGTACGCACAGGTCAATTGTAGGCCGTTTAGTTAAGGGATTAACTTTATGATTACGGATAGAGAAACAGGAACCCTAAAGGCTTTAAAAACCCAAGGGAATCTGACTGGAAGGACTGGGAGTAACAACCCTTTTCACAGGCAACGCATAGAGGTTGAAACTGCTAACGCAGAATATAAAATCTCCAAGAGCTATCGGCACCTAGAACAGGTGAAAAAATATGCTGAACTTATAGGAAACTATAAGAAGTAGAGGATAAAAAGCCTTTACGGTAACAGGGTGCTACCCACAGCTTACTGGCGACAAATTAACGCAGGTGTTCAACCAAGCAAAAGTACTACGGCCCAGCTCGATGAGCAATGCGGCATGTTAGAAGCCTGGAGTGAAGTAGATCGAGATTTAGCTGAGTTAAACGGTAATGTATCTAGTTTCCGCTTATCCGAAGCTTCTGCTTTTATTGAAGC